TTGGTATTCGCCTTCGGGTTCTAGGTCTTCAGCTAATGAGATTGCAATGTGGTGGTCGATTGCTTGTTGACGTGTTCGGTGACAGAAAACGAGTTCGCCATCTTCTTTCACGACGGCAACTCCCTCGCAATCGGGATGGTTTGGTGTCCAAAAATAAGGCATAATCTAATCCTGAGTAATTCTCAACACTCCAACAACCAGAGCATTGCACTTGGTCCAAGCATGAAAGTAAGTTCTTCGCCGGGGTCAATATAAAAAGAACTCCCAATGGCAACGTCTGGCCCGCCAATGTAAATGTATTCATTGGAGGATTTCGTTTCGTTTTTTATATGGACTTCTTGGGTCATTGAATCCAATGGGGCTATTAGCGTCGGTGTCACATTGCTTAAGGTATAAACGTCACTATGAATCGGCATTATCCTCCCCGTCGTAAAGGCTTTGAGGATTTTCTGGGTCTAGGTTTTGAAGGCCCTGAAGCTGGACGGATGGGATGCCAGTGTGGTCAATGGTTGGCAATCCAACGGCTTCCAAAACTTCCTTGGGGTCATAACCAACCATGACTAGGTCACGGGCCATTTTGACCTTTTGAGAGTCTGACGAGAGGGTTGCATTTTCAACGTTGACGTTTGCTAGTGGAACCCTTGGGGTGTTGGCTGAGGGGTCCTCGATTGAGTTTAGGTTTTCCTGACGACGGACGTCGTTGATTGTCAAATAACCAGCTTGCAATCCGCTTGAATATGCTTTGGTTCTAGTGTCAATGTCTCCACGAACAAGGGCGTTTAGATTCCAGCTAAGGAATGCGTTACGACTGCCGTTCCCGTTTTGTAGTAACGGAGCAAACCCGTCTTCCAATTTGGAAACGATGGGACGTAGGCAATGAGTGACCCAAGCCAAGTTATTAGATTCAACCGATGAGTAACTCATTCCCTTGTCAAGTCCAAGAAGGTGCGGAGGAATGTTGAAGATTCTGGCAACGTCAGCCACGGCATGATTGCGAGCTTCGAGCAACTGAGACTCTTGAGGGTTGACACTTGTTGGGTTGTATTTTGCCCCACCCGTTAGAACGGCAGTTCGGTGAGCTCTCTGCCAACCTCGGTGTCTTGCGTCGAATGATTCCTGAAGTGTCTTGGCTTGGTCGCTGGTAAGGGTTCCGGGAAATTCCAAAACTCCAGAGGTGTGAGTTCCGCTTCCAAAGAATGTCGCTGAATAAGCCTCCAAAGCTTGGGCCAAAGAAAAGTTAGTTTTCAAGGCTTCGATTCTTGAGATGCCTCGCATATGTCCCGGCTTGACAACGTCGGGAATGAAGACAACCTCATCGCTGGAAAGGAGCTTCTTTTCTCCACGGACTTCGAACATAACTCGCCCGATGCCGTTTCTCTTTATTTTTACATTCTGAGGATTGAGCACGTTCATGTTCACTACTTGACCTTCGTCGTTGTAGAAAACACGAATAAACGCATTGCCCTCCAAAAGCATGGAGACAATTACAGAGCCGTAAAAAGCGGACTTTGTTGTGTCGACGTCGGGCTTCTGAATCCAATCTGGAGCTGGACGAAGTGGACGACGGTCGGGGCCTTGCTGAGTAAAAGCATCCAAGGGCAAAGTTGAAACTGTTTGGCTGATTAGGCTGATGGCACTCATCACGGCGTTGATTGTGAAAACGCTGTCTTGGTTGACAATCGTTCCAGCCGTGGCCTTCATTTCAAAGTTGTCACCTGAGGCAAACACACTTTGGAAAGAGAGGGCCCGTTGTTCAAAAAGATTACCTAGCATTTCGCTCCAAAGCTATTCCAAAGACCAGAGTTCCGACTCCGGCCAAAACCACACCTAGCGGAAACCAAATCATTCCCACCCCAATCGAAACGGTGGCCGCTCCGATAATCTGAATTATTGTTGCCATTACCGTCCTAAATAAAAACTTGAGGCACTACTTCTACTTCCATCCTACCCGATACGGCTCGATTGAATGCAATCACCGCCGCAACTGCGGCGTCAATTCGACGGGATGATGAACGCTTGTCTTTGACGATTCGAGTTCCAAGGTTGTCAGTCTTGACCACGGCGTTGTCAATATGACGGGCAAGTGTTGGGTCACCGTCGTGGTGCATCTGTCCATCCACAACGGCGTCATAAATCGAGGCACAAGCTGGAATCATTCTTCGGGCTGAGGTCGAAGGAAACTCCACGATTGGAAGTCCTTGGTCGGCTAGAGACTCCATCGAACGTTGCCAGCGGTAAGGGTCGCAAGCAACTTCTCTCACCTTTGGATATTCACGGGTGAACTCGACTAGAGTTTCTTCGACTTCTTGGATGTTGACTCGCCAGTCTCGGTCGTGAATGTTCTCATCCTTTTCCCAAGCTTTGACCATGAACACCGTCGGAAGCTTGTCTTCTTTTGGAACGGTGCAACCGACTATCACCGTGGCGTCTCCCGAGAATGAGCCATCGAATCCCAAGACGTATTCGTCCTCTGGGTCTAACTGAAATTCTTGTTCACAACTTTCCCAAGTGCCAGTTGGGAGCCATGCCGATTGCGATGAAACCCAGTTGTTGAGTCGCTTGGTTTTGAACTCGTTTTCTGTCGTTCGCTTGACGGCAGATTCAAAATCTTCGGCCGAGTTGATATCACCAAAACCGGGATTGGCAATCCTCCACGTCTCTGGGTCTTTATAGTCGGCTTCGATTGGTGATTCCCACCAGCTCATAAAGAACGACTTGTCGTCGACCTCACCTCGTGCGACTTGTTGTCCGTATTGGTAGAGGGTATAAGCAATGGTGTCTTGCCCGCTTATTGACTCGGTCTTCACGCCCGAAGTTGTGATGCTGATTAGCTGGGAGGACTTTCGTGCACCCATGGCCAAGGACATGACGTCAAAAAGCTTTCGTGACTTAGCGGTGTGAAGCTCGTCGTAGATTACGGCGGTGGGACTGTAACCCTCGGCGGATGAATCTTCCGCTGACCTGACCCGATACACGGAACCAGTTGACGGAACCTCGATGGCGTCCCGATACAACTTGACCATTTCCATCAGTTCAGGATTTCGCTCGACCATTTTCTTGGTGTCACCAAAGACGATTCGTGCTTGTTCTTTTTCGCTGGCTAGTGAGTAGATTTCCCCACCCTTGGAACCAAGGAATAAGTGAAACAACGCTAAGACGGAACCCATGGCCGACTTGCCATTCTTCCGGGGAAGTCCTATGAGGTTGACCTTGTTTCTAAAGTTGCCGTTTTCATCTTTGGCTAACACGTGACGGAATAATTCTTTTTGCCATGGTCTCAAAACCATCGGGTCACCCATGTCTCCAGCGATTGAATCCTTCGTGATGATTCCAAAAGCTTGGGCGAACTCAATGGCAAGTTCACCGTCCCCGTTTGCAATGGCTTCGTCGGGCACTGGAGTTAGCCATCTTGGTGGCCAGCTATCCATCTCGTTTTGCAATCAGTTGTTCCAACTTACTTTGACGTTTTACTTCCGCTAACCCTAACCGAGTTCTTTCGGCTGGAGAGAATCCAAGTTGACCGAGGTTCGAGGCGATGTCTTTTTCTAGTTGCCTAAGGGCAGACCGTTCATGCCATGCCTCCATATTGTCCAAGACGAATGCTCTCAACAAATCACGCTCGTCAAGTTGCTCGCAAACTATTTGAACCAACTCAATGTCCGTTCGATTGGATAGCCATAACTGAGCACCATCCCAAATGCGTCTCCACAATCTCATCCCAGAATCCTCGAGGGGACGAAGTGGCTGAGGTGTTCCCTCACTCATTGGCAATTCGATATCGGTGACGGGTTCTTTGTAATTGCTCGAACCAATTTTCTTTTTGAGCTCGTTGGGTTTAGGTGGGTTAGGCATAATCGTTTCCCCGTTTTACGTTACAAATCCAATGAGCAAGCTTGAGGTTTTCGTGGTCGTTCGTTCCGCCCTTGCTAATTGGAATCACGTGGTCGATGGTTGCTCCCATTCGGTTGGTGCTCGGGACGTCGGGGTCGATTCTAATGTTGCATATCCAACAAGTCCAATCATCACGTTCCGCAATCTGGCCGAAGTGGTTTTGGCGTTGGTTGTAGGTGAACTTCCGTCGGGCGTTATTGCGTCGGCGGTTGGTGTCCTTCCGTCTGAGCAATTTGCATTCTGGATGGACGGATGGGCCGGGCTTATGACTTGGCACCACAACCGTTTCATTGCAATAAGTACAAACGTCTTCTTTGAAGTCGGGTCGTTTCTTTTTAGCGTCATAATAAACCTTCATCACGCTGATAATTTGACCCTGTCGATAACACTCGTCACGGCAATAGCGACGGTTGCCATGACCAACGAAAAGGGTGTTGCAAACTTTACAGGGCTTCGGCTCTTTGTGTTTTGCCATGTTTCTACTATATAGAACCAAAGTCCAGTTTTGGTTTTCAACCACTTATAGAGAAGAAA